ATTTACAGTTTCTTCTACATCTTCTTTTAATAATTCATTTAGTTGTTTGTCTAATGATTCAAATGCTAATGACTCTGTTTCTAATACGTCTGAGTCTTTAAATTCTTGACCAAATGCCTTGAAAGTGTCTCCAGGAGTAGTTTTGGCTTTGTGCTGCATGTATGCAGTCTTGTCCATCTCGTCCAATCCTGCTTCCATTGTTGCTACTGCTTCTTCCATACCAGTAATTGGTTCGTTCTTAACGCCCATGCCATAACATTCATCTAGGCCAGTCTTGTAGCCTTCATAATAATGTTTTGCTTCTTCCATATCTTCATAATGTTTGACACGGCATGCGCGTTCTCTTAAACCATCTGCCTGACCTTCTTGATAGGCTGCTCTGTGTTTCTTGTTCATAGATTCTTTTACCTGTGTAATTTCTAGTATGTTGTCATTACGACCGGCGCCTAGACCTGCACCGTAGTCAGGACCTGACTTAGGAATTTCTGCCTCTTCAGTTTTTTTCTTGATGTTCTTAGCAATATCATGTGCCTTTACAATTGTTGACTTTTTCAATGGTGGCGTATCGCCAGTTCTTTTCATTGCTGCCGCCATACCAATTGCATATGGATTCTTTGCTTTTTCGTCAAGTGATTCTTCTTTCATAGCAGCGCCTTCGCCACTCTTCCAACCACCTTTTGCACGTAATGCGAAATTGATTTGACGCATCTTCTTTGCTGCTGGACTATCTTTGTCATGTGGGCCACTCTTGTGTAGTTTTGCCAACATTGACTTCAATTCTTCTTTGGTCTTATCTTTATACTGACCAGTTGGTTTTACTTTAGCATCGCCTGCCCACTTTTCATCAAGTTCTTCTTCTTTCATTGGTTGGTCATTCATAGTGATTTGACCGTCTTTAATTGCTTGAGCCATGGTTTTTGCTAACATGGGATCTGTAACTTTGCCTACTACCTCGCCGTCTTTTTTAAGTACTGAAGTTTCTTGCTTTTCCGGTTCAATTTTAAGGTTTGATGAAAGTTGTTCAAAAATCTTTTTCAAGGAAGGAAGATTTGATGCCTTTACTTCAACAGTTGCTTCTTCCGTTGTTTCAACAGATTGTTTTTCATCGTATAATTTTACAATCAAATCTCTAAATTCCATTTTAATTACCCTGTATTAGCGTGCGCCAGTCTTTGGTTTATCTGGTACTTTAATTTTAGAAAATGGACTCTTATCACCCATCTTTTTATCATCTTGATATGGCTTGAATGGATCAAAACTATCTGGAGTTTTCTTTGCTGCGAAAGGAATATCTTTGATGCCAAATTGATCCTTGCTTTGGTCTTTAATGCTATTTAAATATGAGTTAGCATAATCAGCACTTGCTTTTTTACTTGCATCACCACCATCTTCCATTTGTTCATGTGTTAGAACTGGACTGTGTGACATTTGATTTTCATATTGTTCGCTTTCAGTGTCAATGCTTTCATCATACTTTGTATTCACTGCACGTACCATATTAATATTATAACCTAGTAATTGTGCCATTTGTTGTATCATTGGTTCTGTTGCTGGATAACGAAACTTACACTTAATAATTGTAACAGGTTGATTTGATAAGTTAGGAAAACCATATGGCGACTTCATTACTGGGGTAGTTTTTGGTGGTCCCATTTCTACTGGCTCAAACTTCTTTAGATTATACATAAACATGTCTAAAAAGTTTTTATCCACTTCGCCCGCAACTTTTACTGTAATATCATATGTATGTAGGCTTTCTACAATGTATTGTTTCAAACTTTTCATATTTGTTCCCTAATAATATTTATCACTGGTCTTTGTTTTTATTGGTCAAGATTTTAAGCAATTCTGTACGATCTAATGCTTTACCCTCGCCCAGAGGTATAGATTCTAGTTGTTCTTCATTCTTGGCTTGTTTTTGATCTATTGTTGCTTTCTTTAACTGCAATTCAATCATTTTAAGTTTTTTCTGTACTTTAGCAGTTTTAGCAGTAATAGCATGTCCTAGCATTGTGCCTGCAACACCGAATATTTCACTACTATAACGACTATCAACTTGCATACCTAAATCCATTAAATCTTTATAACTATTCTGTGCGAGATTTGCCAAATCATCCATTTCAATGTCGGCACTTTCTAAGCCACGTACTTGTGGTAATGCATTTTCTATCTTGTCAAGATTTTTAAGAGCTGCTTCTGTTATTTCTTGTGTTTCTGGTGGTAATTCGACATCATTAGATTCTGACGACACGTTTGCTAACTGAAACAATTCTTCTAACTTTTTGGTCATACATTATTTATTAACCCCGTTTTCCATTATAGAAAATATCATCTTCTGTAATTACACGAAAGGTTAGTCCTTGACGTTTGCAATATACACTGGCTGCTTGCCATTTGGCATAATTCAATGCTACTGTAGCACGGTCTTTAGCACTTGCAATTTTACTTTCAATAATACTTTGCTTTTTTGGTTTTATTTCTACAATCTCGCCCCGTTTATTACCGTGTTTGTCTTGGTACATTACGAAAAAATCTGGGACATACACCGTTTGCTTGCCAGTAAATGGATTTTTATAGGGCACTTTTATTGCTTCACTAGCCCATGCTATGATATTGTCATTATTATCACAAAACTTCATAAAGGTTAATTCCCAACCACTGCGAAATTTAGGCTTATGATTACCTACATATTTTTGTGAGTTTTGTGGGGTATAAACACCCGACGCAAATTTTTTCATCTTACAACATTTCTTGCTACAGGAAATACCGGAACAGGTTCAGTACTTATGCCATATAAGTTTGTTTTGGGTCTAAATGAATTAAGATAGAATATTAATGTTTGGTTTATAGTTACTTCATCTGTTTTTAAAGATTGCATTTGTTCTAATAATTCGATAGCAGGTATGCCCGACTCTGTAGAAACTCTAAATAAAAATGCCGTATATTGTTCTGCTTGATTTTCAGTTGTGCATACAGAAATAAAAAAACTACGAACTAAATCAAATTCAGCAGTAGGAACTATAACATCTGTCTTATAAAAACTATCAAATATTTGTGTAGTTTGATCTTGTTGATTTTTAGAAATATATGGCATACTATGAACCGCTTTAGCTATTTATCAATAGAAAAATGGGGTCATCGGTATATACATAAAATTTAAATTAACCGCCCCTACCTCTGGGGGCATTATTATCAACAACAGGAGTGCCTTTGTCTGATTGTTTGCCGTCTGGCGTTTCTGCTTTCTTTCTTAAGTCAATACCCGTTACATCCTTAATTGTGCCACCTACTGCCCCACCAACATTGGTAAATCCGCCTAATACTTGTTTGCCTAAGGTTTTAATACCATTAATTATTGGATTTCCTTGTCTAATATCAACTTTGTTTTCTTCACCACCATAGACTGTTCCTGTAGTCGGAGCTCCTGCAGCCAGTGCATCAGTTGCTTGGCTAGCTTTGTTATCGAATGTAAAAGATAAATTTCTAGTTTCGTTTGGTTTTGCACGTAAATTGTTTAATAGTGAGTTCTTTAATTCTGTTTTTAGCGTTTGTTTTATATCAGTGTTCTTTAATGTTTTATACGCTGCACCTGCTGCTCTAATTGCACCTAGAGGATTGTCGCCTGCGCCCTTTAATGCCCCGCCGACGCTATCAATTAATCCGTCCTTACCAAGTATCTTTCCAGTTGACCCAGGCATAGCAATAGGACTTTTTGTTCTATCATAATTTGCTACATCGCCAAAGCCAGGAACAAGATTACTAGGCTTATCTCCGTCTATTGCACCCTCATTATATACTACTGTTTCATAATCAAGTGTCATAATATTTTTCATAACACCTGCAGCTTCATCATAGGCATAGGTGTCATGTGCAAATTCTGTTATGGTTGGGTTTATTAAAGTGTAGGCTATAAAGTTTTTTTGATAAAATCCATATATAGTTATTTCACTAAAGAAATTAGGTTTTTTAGGCGCGCTATCATTTATTGGATTATATCCATAGAAAAGTTTTCCTGACAAATCATTTTCATAAATGTTTCTATTTTTAAAATCAGGATCTTGCACAGGCGCTGCTGTTTTACTACCTGCACCTGCCAACCCTCTTACTTCTCCTGTTTGTGTGTTTTTACTTAGGTCTTGACCGAAACCGCCGCGTGTACCACTAAATGAAACTTTAGGTACAGCACCATCATAATAATAATATGTATAATATGCAGCCCACAATTTATTCATACTGTTGCCGTTATCGTCGAAAAAAGTAAACTGTACTGGATTATATTTTATTTTTGTTTGTACAATACGTTTACGATTGTATTGATTCATTTGATGAGTAGCAAATTGATAACTAGGCAATTTTACATCACGCACTAATAGACCAAAATTTTGTTGTGTACCAAGGTTTGCATCTAAGTCATAAACTATTGAGTTTACATTAAAATAACAATGAAATAGAAATTTATTTTTAGGGGCGTTTTGATATGCATAAGGCCCGAACGTTTTACTTGCGTGGCGATAATCTCGCAGATAATCATTGCCGAAAAATCCGCTGCCTACGTCTTTAAGTAAATTTTGAAAAACACCCATATAAGGTAAACCCCATTTAAACTATTTATCAATAGAAAAAATGGGGTTATCCTTATATACTAAAAATTAAAATTAACTGCCGCCGCCAATACCAGTAACTGATGCTCCTGCTAAACTTCTTCCGATAGCCTGACCAACTCCACTAGTTAGTGGTGATTGTATAGCATTATCATAACGTAATGTTAATGCAATTTGTGCAGGTTCATTAGTGTTATAGTCTAAGTTGTTATAGTTTGCTGTTTGAATAAAGCAACCATAAATTTCCCAAGTTTCAAGAACGTTTGGTTTGTTTGCTCCATTTCCACCATCTAATACTTCAATATTAGTTTGGAACTTATAATCTTGACCAGTTGCAGCACTTGACATTTCTACGAAATCTAATTGTTTCTGTAATTGTTGTCCTACTGCTTTTGATACACTACCTGATGCATCATCACGCAATGAAACATTTATTGGCTGCCATGCGTATCTACCTGCAAGATATAAAGTTGAGTTATAAATTGGGATAGTGATTTCAGGAAACTGAACTTGTGGTCGTGATACGTTCATTACTTGCTTTGTTAATTGTAGACCGCTGGACGTGTCAACACCAAAGTTAATGAAGTTTACTCTAAAGCGAAATTGTAGTTTAGGCATCAACAGGCCCTGATTGCCTCCGGCATTATCAGATGCTACTGTCATGTTAAACAATGATTGTGAGGCTGTTGCCATTTTAATTCTCCGTATATACTATATTTAGTCAGTGTGCGCCACTTGCATGGCGCACTGTTATTTCAATTATGCTCCTGACAATTCACCAGTGTTCAATATACGTACTGGGATGTAGATAAATTCTGCTGCCTTGACTGGTTCAAGAGCAACGTCGATCCACAATTCATTACGATCTATTCTTGCTGGAGTATTGTTTGATTCATCGCAGACTACCAAGTAGTCATAGATACCTCTCTTAGCAACAAGATCAATCATTAGTGATTCTACTACTCCAGCGATTTGTTGACGAGTCAACGCATCGTTAGGTTCGAATACGAATGGTCTTGCTGCGATAGTCAATTGACGACGTACATAAGCGACCAAACGTGCTACGTTTGTACGATCAAGTGCGCTTTGACTATTAAATGATGTCTTATTACCATAGTTCAATAAGCCATTACCAGTAAAGAATACTAGTGGGTTTATGAAGTTAGTATACAATACATTACGTATGCCTAGTGGTGTCTTACTAACCACGAACTCTCCTGTGTCACGATCTAAGTAACCGATACCTGTAGCGTTGTCAATCAGACCACGACGAGTACCAGCAGCCGCTAACCAAGGAAATGCAACTGTATCATTTTTAATAAATGTACGCAACATCATATGACTTGCTGGGACAGCAACTATATTACCGCTCAAGTCTGGAGCGACACCGCTTGGATAGAACAAGCCAAGATAAGTATCGCGTGTTACACAACCTGTTTCACCAGTGCCTGTAGCACCAGCAGCATTAGTTGCCCATGCTTGAATATCTGTTGCACTTTCTGCTAGACCCATTGGAGTGTCACCCAAGATATAACCTGTCTGCCCACGATCATTGTTTAATACGACCATGTTTGGTTGTAGTTCAGGATAATTAGGTGTTGCCATTAAGTTGAAGAAGTTATCTTCATCGCGTAGTGATTGATTTGTGTCCATTGTCGAACGCATAGCCTTTACAACCATGTTGCGCTGTGCCTTGCGTCCCATATACGCCTTACCTTTATCATCTAATCCACTCGCTGAAACCCATGTTGAAGAAATTGTTGGGTATGTTGATTTGTCTGGGAAATTAGTTGAAGTCAAGTAATTTGTGCGATACTGCTTAACATTATATCCTGAGCGGCGTGTGTTGAACAACAGTATACCAGTTGGATATAAATTTGAGTTAGGAGCATCAACATCAAGATAATTGGCGTTGACAGTAGCCGTGCTTTTCAACATTGATTTAATAGTTGGGATAGGATCATCTGCTGGGTTAGTTGTGCCGTTAAGTGCCCAACGCGCATCTGCAAACAATACTCCTGTTGCACTTGTTTGATCATTTGTATCTAACAATACCCAAGTACCTGTTTCTGGTGCTACATATGTACCATTGCTATTTCTCTTTGCTTGCCAACGATAGATTACTGGGAAGTTTTCTAAGTCGCTAGTATCAATCCATAGATCACCATAACTTAATGCAGTAGTACCATCACTTTGTGTTGTTGGTGCGCTTGCTGCCATAATTGGGCCATTTGGATCAGTTGTATTTGTTCCAGTAGTTTTTGGAAAACCATTCTTATCGTATGCTTGGTT